CACCGCCAGTATTAGCAGTTCCAGCCGTTCCGTCAGCACTAGTTCCGCCACCGTTTGCAGAAGATTTAGCTCCATTCCCACCACCATTAACACCATTTCCTGATGGGAAATTAGTTGGAGTACTAAATACACCTCCGCCACCACCTCCAGCGTATGTTACGGATGAACCTGAAATAGTCGAAGATTGACCAGCACCGCCATTCCCTCCAGCAATTGCTGTTCCATCGCTACCAACGGCTGAAGCCCCACCTCCACCACCGCCTCCATGAGCACCAGCTTGCGGACCACCAGCACCACCGTTATTACCTTGTGATGGGCTAGTAGATGGAGTGTTACCAGAACCTCCAGCATTTCCACCATACGTTCCACCACCACCAGAACCACCAGCGTTTCCTGCCCCGCCACCAGCACCGCCACCGCCGCCAGTTGAAGTAATTGAACTAAATATTGAATTGCCACCATTAGAACCAAACCCAGTAGCTCCTGATCCTCCGCTACCAACTGTAACTGTGTATTCAGTTCCAGCAGTTACGGATAAAGCAGTTCCAGTTCTAAAACCTCCTGCTCCACCAGCCGCACCAACACCAGCCGATGTTCCGCCACCACCGCCACCGGCTACAACAAGGTAATCAACTGTGGTAACACCAGCAGGACAAGTCCACGTACCAGACGCAAGGAAACGCTGCACAACGGTGACGCTTCCACCACCGCCAGCAGCCAACGCTTGCATAATCTTTGAATAAGCAAACATTATTAAACCCTTATGGTGTGTAACCTTGAGCGATAGAGCCGTACCAGTTAGTACCGTCAGCAACAAATGTCAGAATATCCATCTTGCCAGCAGTAGCCGTAATAGTCGGAGCACCAGCAGTACCAAACTTAACACCAGTAAACGTAGCAGTACCGTTACCAGTTGATGCAGCTTGCTTTAACAATAGGATGAATGACTTACCAGCAGTAGCCGTAGGCATTGTGAACGTACAAGCAGTAGACGCTGTAAGAGTAGCTGTCTGAACTGTACCGTTAGTCAATGACAATGTATTTGACGTAGTAACAGTACCGATAGACACAACCGATTCAACGTAATTAGTAATCGTTGGATTAGTTATTGTCGAACCAGTAATAGCAGTCAAAGCAGCATTAGTAGCCGTTAAAGCAGTAATGGTCGCACTTGTTAATGTGATAAGTGAAGCACTACCACCAGATTGAATCTTATCTGAGTTAAGGTTCGTAAAGTTAGCATCAACCTCAGCATAACTAAGAGCAGAACCTTTGCCAGTTCTCGTAACGATCGTAGACATAATTTACCCCTTACGCCAAAGTTACAGTTAGATTCGTGGCAGTTACTTTAAATATATCACCAGTAGATATAGTCTTACTTGTATCCAATGGAGTGTGATAAAGCAGATTACCTGCTGTTACCGCATCACGAATACCTACATGAGTAATTGTTCCCCATGTACTTGTGCATTGTGGATACTCAATTGCAGAACTATTAGACGTAGCACCGTTAGACGGAGCACTAAACGTAATAGCCTGACGAACATACGAGCCACCTGTGACCTCAGTACCAGTATCGGCATCTGTAGGATCGTTAGTGTATAAAGCTAAATAAGTAGTTGTCGGTGCAGTGTAACTCGTAGCACGTAACGTACCGTTAATTAGCGCGTTTTCTAGGTAGTTGCTTATTTCTGCCATGATTTACCTCACAGACATTGACATTGGTTGACCACCGTATTCACCATTTTGGTCGGCAGTAGAAATTGCTGTAATGCTACGATCATATAAAGCCGCCCAAGTCTGAAGTCGTGCATCATTCATCAAATATGGTTCAGCTTCTCCTAATGCCGCATACAGCAAAGCATCAGGATAATTACTTAGGAATACGTTAACAATATTAGTATCAGATAGATACTGTGGTTTTCCATAATATAACATTTGTATACTGTAAACGCTATCTGGAATAGGAGCGAATTGAATCTGTGAAGCCAGAATAGTGTAGTTTACCGGAGCACCGGCATCAGTCGTTCTAGCCTTAGCAAAGAATGTATTAGGAGACATATACGTAACTGACGTTACTGGGTTAGTACGTAGATGTACATCACGCATCTCTAGGAAGTCCGTAGGCAAGCCAACAGTCTCAGTACCACTTGTAGTATTAGCGCGAGCCACAACAAGCATCTGACGCGTTCTAAGGTCTCTACGGAGCCGTTCCTCAGCCAATTGGATAAAGTCCGGTATCTGTGTAGTCAGATCACTACGACCTAAGTAATTTGCTATCGCAGTTTTTAACGAACTGTAATCCGTCATAACTATTTCCCTGAGTTGTGTCTCTCCACAGCACCATCCTCTACATCATCCCATCGGTACTCGTAAGTTCCAATGTGACCAATGTGCATAGACAGACTGTGATCTACATACGTCTGGAATCCACTATCTAGAGCCTTGACGCAGAAATGTACATCTTCGCCAATAATGCCCTTAGAACCCCAACCTACGTCATACCACGGCTTTTTAGTAGCCTCAAATACATCTTTGTGAATCATTACTACACCACCACCCACAGCAGTACAAGGCTCAATGCCTTCTTTGCCTTTAGAGTCTATTTTATGCCAAGCATGACTAATAATGTTGCCATTTTCGTCTTTTTCTAGCTGTAGATTCAATGCTGTCGGTAACGTAGGCTTGCGACGAGTTACTGCATTAACTCCAACAATCGGCACTTCTCTACTTAACAATATCTCTATCGTATCGCTAGGAAACCGCATATCTGAATCAATGAACAGAATGTAGTCACAACCTTCAGCTAACGCAGCCTCAACTAACTTTTCACGCTGATCGAATATCAACGTACCAGCCATTGTGTATAACTTTAAGCTGTTCTCTCCAGTACCACACCGAAACTTAGAGTCTCTACCGACCATCTTTGCAAGATCAAACGCAAAGCCAGTATGAACCTCATCCCTTGCTGGAACGCATACACCTACTGTTATACCCATTAGATATTACCCCTATAGACTTTCCATTGTGCATTATCGGAATCATTGAGCCATCGAGCAAAACCAGCATCATCAACGATAACAAAACCCTTCATAATTCCCTTTTTATTCAAGTCATCAATGACCGTAAAAGGTATTCGAGCTATGTGGTGTAAATCGTTTAGATTTCCTGTTCTTGCTTTGTCTATCTCTCTGATATGGTTGTTACTATCAAGTATCTCAGTAACATCCTGTTTAGTTTCGATGATAATGCCTCCATCACCGTCCGCATGAACAACCTGTTGTCTATAGTCCATAAGTCCTCGTAAATGCCCCCAATCCGAAGATCAGGGGCAGTCTTATTACAGAGCCATGTTAAAGTCAGCAACGATACCGTGAGCGGCTTCGTTCTTAACTTCCAATGTGCACTCAACCAAAATCTGAGTCTTGTCAGCATCACCAGCTTTTGCAAGCTCGTTAGTCATAAACGGACGCAGATAAGCGATTGCAGCGTACTCAGGATCAAGTACCAAAGCATCGCGTGTACGCATGAAACGATTAGGAACAACGCTCATTGAACCGAAGTCCGACAAGTAAACGTCAGCAGCACCAACGATAGTAGCTTGCGAACCACCGTTACCACCATTGACGTTATAGCGATAAGCTGACAAACCTGTGAAAGTAGAAACCTTCTGCTTACCCAATGCACCAACCATCAGAATCTTAGGTACGCCACCAGATACGAATACCTCTGAAACCAATGATTTCAACAGAGTCTCAGTAAATGTACGTGTATTGCCGTCTGTACGAGTCGATACACCGATAGTTGTAGGATCAGCACCGTTAGTCTGAGCGTCAGAGTTAGTCTTGATCCACGACAGCAACGAACCCATCTTACGAGCAGTAGAGTTAGTTGTACCAGCCGAACGACCTTGATTGCTCAACAGAATGGTTTCCAGATCGCGTTTGATTTCTTGCGATGCCTTAGCCAATTGATAAGCCTTCTCAGACTTACGACCTGCTTTGTTAACTGTATCCAGAGTGCCAGAGACTTTGATAGTCTTTTGCAGAATCTGAGTATAGTTACCCAAGCGAGTTGTTGGAGCCAAAGTAGCGTCAGAAGCATCAGCACCTTCAACAGCAGCGTTATTTGTAGTAGCGGCTGCAAGGGAGTCGGTCTGCCACTCGTGGTAAACAGCCGTAGCTTTAGTCTTGCCAATAGAACTCATGAATGGAGTTTCAGTTGGGCTGATGTCATAAATTACATCGGTCAAATCTTCACGCTGACCAATTGCGTCATAAGCATTATAAATAGCCATGATTTAATTCCTTATAAAAAGCGTTCAAATACACTCGCTGCATCGCGGACACTTCCGCTTGATCTAGCTCGTGCCTTTAGTTTCCTTGTTTCTTCAGCGTTACTATCTCTAGGTTTGCTTACGCCTGATTTAATCGCTTTCGGAGCCTCGTTCACCTTCTTGGTGATAGCTGGCTTACTTGCGACTAACTTGTCGTACTGCATAGCCTTATACAGAGTTAGTACAGCCCGACTATCATAGACAGCCGCTAATTCGTTATCAGAGAATCCAATCTGCTTACCAAAGGCACGAATATCATTTCTGATTGATTCACCTTTAGTTGGATCAGTAAATTCAGGGATATAAGCTGTCAGTTTCTGCATTTCCTCAGCCACTACGGACTGCATCTGTGCCTGTCTATCTTGTTCCTGTTGCTGAATGATTCGTGATCTCTCAGCCTGAACAGCAGACAACTGCTTATCTCTCTGAACCATCTCAGCTACCTTTACAGAGTATCCAATAGGATCAGTCTCTTTCAGGTACTCAAGATTTTCCTCTTGCTGAGGCTGAAGCATTTGCTCAATCATTTCTAGACGTTGCGCGTACGTATCACGCATCTGTTTAGCTTCTTGAACTGCTTGTCGTTCAGCTTCTACTGCCTTACGATCCTCAGCTACTGCTTGCGATTTCTTGGTGTAATCCGTGCCAAGTTGATATGACTTGATAAGCTCATTAAGCGTTACCTCACGTTCTTCTCCAGCCGCTTTGACTCGATACGTTGGTTGCTCTTGCTCATCACCATCTTCATCTTGTTCTACCTCAGACTCATCATCTGATTCGGCATCGCTTTCGTTAGCTTCTGGCTCATGGTCTGGTTGTCCGTTATCGGAGCCTTCGTCACGTTCCATCATGCTCAAGAAAGCGTTAGCTGCACCTTCTACCGTTAACTCTGCATTTCCCTGTTCGGGAGTCGTGCTTTGAGTATCGCTCATTTATGTTTCCTTAATTATATCGCCAACCGGACGATTCGGACTACAAAATCTTTAACTTTTTTTCATCAATTAGCTTCTGATCTGCTAATCCTTGAATATGATTATCAATAGACTCTAAAACCCTAAGACGCAAATACGACTGCTCACGTACCTCTATATCGTTATAGTCACTATTTAAGAACTTGGCTAACTCCATACCTCTGAGTTCTTCCATCATCTCTATAAAGTAATCGTCTCTTAATAGGTTTAATGCCCAGTCTGATTTCTTCACGCCATACCTCTAGTCAGAGAGCCTAGTTCACGTAAAGCCTTGAGTGTTAACTCAGACTGCTTATTCTTAGTAGCCTCATCAGCCAAGTCCATAGCTAGTACAGCCTGTAGTTGCTTTACTGCTAACTCAGCTTCTCTAATGCGCAGATCAGCCGTATCACGCTGATTCTTCATCTGCATTTCTATACCTTTGCGGGTATATTCGGCTTCAAGTGTTTGCTTCTCAAGGTCAAGTTTTGCCGCATCGATTTGGCTCTTAGCCTGAGTCTTTTCTCTTTCAACCTGAGCCAGCATCTCAGCAACCTGTGCCTGTGCGTCCGGAGTAGGAGGCTGTGGCTGAGATAATGCCGCATTTTGTTCCGGAGTGATCTCATTCATAAACTCGTTAGCATCTTTGAAACCTGCCGATTCAATAAACTTCGCTAGAGTATTGCGATATTGACCGATAGATACCAATGGATTAGATGGACCATATTGCTGAATGATCTGCTCTTGTTTAGCTAGAACCATCTGCAACATAGCTAACTTCTGATCTCTGTCACCTGAACCTAGACCAACATTGATACTAATATCGTACTCGTTAGCCCATGTTCTAGGATCAAACTCAACGTATTTACCACGCATACGAACAATACGAGGCTTGTCCTGATACTTGCCCAATAGATGCAAGATGCCTTTAAACAGACTCTTTACGCCAGTCTCAGCAAAGATACGAGCGATTAACTCTAGCTTGCCTGAGTTTGACTTCATCATTGCAGCCACAGCCGTAGCCGTAACATTGTTTAATACGTCTGGATCAAGTCCTTGTTGTGCGTCAGATACACCAGTACGTTTAGCCTGAACTGCATCCAAGTATTCCAGCATTGGCATAGCTTGACCGAATGTACTCTGTACCGATAATGGAACCAAAGCATTAGGACTTTTTAATCTGATAACTCCACCCGGTGTAGCATTAAGGAGATCGTCGATGTTGACTTGTCCGTCAACCGCACCCATTCTAGAGTTGTTGGTAAGATACAGATTGTCTAGGCTTTGTCGTGTAATTGTGGACTTCTGAAGCTGAATATCCATTGTCCGATCAGCCAAAGACTGACCAAAAAACTTATGCGGGATTGGTATAGGACAAATGGAATGGAACGGAACATAGTCTGTTTCCTCATCTTCCAGTATCTCAAAGCCACACCAGACGATACGGCGTAACTCAGCAATACCGTCATCATCCTCATCAATGCGTATATAGCACTCGTATATCTCTAGCACTTGCATTGAGAAGTCTAGACTAGTGTTCTGATCTGGCTGTTCACCATTAGGGAAACGAGCAATACGCTCACGATTGAACGATAGATCATTAAAAGTTGGCAACTCGTCAACTATATCTTTATCGTAGCCAATAGCACTTAACTCTGAGCGAGTCATCAATCTACGATGAGCCAAAAACGGAGAATCTTCAATACTCTTAGCTGACTTGCTAATTAGGAATTCTTCAGGCGGTACGTTCTCAATCTTGACCTGACCTGATTTATTAGTTTTCTGAACAGATACGTTATATGTAGGAATCTGCACTACATTACCCATACTGTCCGACATTTCCGTATATTCTACTTTTTGCTTCTTGACCTTTAAAGTCTGATCAGATAGCAAATATGCAAGTTCATCCTCGGATAGATTCTTGTATTCTTCTTTAGTTACGTCTGTTTTCTCATCCCAATATGATTTAACTACGCCAACCTTTTGCAGCAAAGCATCCTTAAACCAATTGTGAAGAATAAGCGTTCCATCATTCTCACGATAGAAAACCCAATTACAGTATTCCGTAGCCTGTTTAGCTGATTCTTCGTCTTTCGGACCTTTAGGCTCAAAATAGACAATATCTTCAGTAGTCGTAAAGACTCGCATTAACTGTGGCAATGCACCATCAATAGCCTCAGCTACCTCACCAGTTACGATCTGACTGCGACCTTCCTGTTCGTTACCGTATGGACTACGTAGGTAATACTCTAACGCTCTACGACGATCTTCCGTAGTCTCCGTATTGAGATAACCAATAGCATTATCAATCTCATTCTCGATAATGCCTTTTACTGTGCCTTCGTCCATCATATGCGTTTCCTCTTAGGATTTTCGCAATTATACAATCCATTTTGTGTTAATGGGCAAATCTGACTGCCACGAACTCTCATTATCGTCAAGACTTATCGCCAAATAGCGAAAGGAATCTGAAGAATGACTGCTCCAGTCGTGTAGCGGCTTGTCGTAGAATACTTGTTGTCTCTCGTTATATTCCCTACGATAGTTCCTAAGAGCATCTAGCCCTTGCTTAGTCTTATGATCGAACCAGCATTGCGGTAATAGCCTTCTAACGGCTTGTATACCGTCTGCAATCGATAATCTAGGAGCTAC